AAATATGAGTTGGCGTGAAATTGAATCAGACCCAAAATTATTGCAACTGTTTTTCCATTTAGACCCAACCACAAAAATCATCAAAAAAATAGACAGAAAAACAGGGGAATTAACTACAGAGATTAATGCTTACACAGCTATTGAGTGGGATGGACATAGGTACAACACACAATACAAGCGGGTTTATAGGCTCCTAACAGGCAAAGACGACGGCTTAAATTACAAACGAAGAAGCTACTATACACCAAAAAAAACTTTGAAAGTCGATGAAGATGAACTTTATGCTGATTCAATTTCGGCACTTTGTGCCCAAGTTGCTGAGTGCTGCTTCCCTGTTGTTTTGCGAAACGCGCTTATTTGTGCGATTCGTGACGCGTCAAGATTCCGCAAGGATATACGAGTTGACGCACAAAACAGGATAGTAGGATGGATTGAGAATGGGACGTGGTTTTGCACTAAATATGGGCACGATGGTGATGTTGATCGAAACTTGCGCGGGTGGGCCGGAAGCTTTGAAGATGCTGTTTGCTATCTAACCTATTTGGGTGATTGAGTTTATTATCATTACCAACGATAATCAAACCATCAACAAATAACCCGAGCCAACATCATGAGAACAGACACACAAATTCTAATTGATTCCGCTTCCAACTTGTGCAACGGCTACGCAAGCGTAGACCGCGCGGTGAACCCACTAGGGGTTGTTGATGTTGTGAGTGCCGCCACACAACCTCTTTTGGTGGTACACACCAAAACCTTGTTCGGCAAACTGATTTATGCACACCTGCGCAAACTGACGCGCGGTGGACAATTCCAAGTTGAAATCCTCCCTCTGTAATGGACAACAATCATGAATACATTACCAACCCGGCAACACTTAGAAAAATTTGTGCGTAAGCACTTGTACAAATCATTGGAATCTGAAATTGATGATGCGGTTCAAATGACAATGATTCAGGCGCATACCCGGATGCACACATTCCGTGGCGAGTCGAAACTATCAACTTGGGTTTTTGGCATTGCTCTGCAAGTTTGCCGGAACATTAACAGTAAGTTTGGCCCACGGCTTGATGTGTTGGTGAGCCTTGACGAATTTGCAGATCTTGATGAGACGGTCACGATGCGGACAGACTCAAGCGTTGAGCCAGATTGTCAGCTTGAGCAAAAAGAATTGATGACAGAAATCAACAAATGGGTGAAAACTCTACCCGTAAAACACAAGATCGTTATCGAATTGTTGATGGAGGGGCTGACATATCAACAAGTGGCCGATCGTTTAAACCTCCCAATAGGGACTGTACGTAGCCGGATTCATCGTGCCCGTGAAACATGGGAGCAGCCAGCATGAGCGTAACAAGCTGCAAGAAATCACCCAAACGGTCTGAGGCGCAAAAACGGGCCGATAAAAAATACAGCGAAACACATAAGAGGCCTAAAATCGTCCAAGTCGTTGTTACAAACGAAGAATACGAAAAGCTCCAAGAAGAGCGGGGGTCTTTGAGTATGTCAGCATTCGCGCGGTCGCGCATTTTTGAGTAAACGGAGAAAAAATGGAAGAAGTACACAACATCACCCTTTTCGATTTTTATTTCGGGCGTCGTTTGCATGTCAATGGTTTACGTGTCACTGTTGGTATGTGCGTCGGAACTGGTTCGTTTTTCGCTGAAGTGGGGCAAGAACAGAAATATGCAACTTGCATCACACAAGCTAAAAACTGGATTCAATCCAAACTCGCAGAGAGGAACGCAAAATGAGCGAACACGCAGAAGATTGGAGAAAGTTTTCCGCTCGCGTTGAGCACCATATCGAAACTTACACAGTCAACCAATATGGAGATAAGGGGGAGGATTTAGCAACCGAATACACTCCAGAGTATTGTATGCAGCAAATCAAAAAATACGCAGCCCGTTTTGGGAAAAACGAGAGGGAAGGACAAGACCAACTTGATTTATTAAAAATTGCACACTATGCACAAATGGCTTCTGAAATGTTAGAGAGGAGAACGAAATGACACAGACAAAATTCCCATTCCCAACCACCGCAATGTATGTGACAACCACGTGGGTTTCTGATGGTATTATTGAGATTGAGCCGGATAAAATTACATCAGAAAACCATAATGGTTTTTTCGGTGGAATGTATGTTTCATACATTAATAATGCTCATACTCACCGTGGGTTTGAGCGGATTGGTGCAGGTATTTTTTACACGAAAGAAGAAGCTATTGCGTGTGTAGAGAAGAAGCGGGAAAAGCGAATCGCAGCACTCAAAAAGCAGATGAAAAAACTGGAAAATATGAAGTTTGATTAAATCAGCTCACACTCAGCTTTCCGACGCAGAACAAGACCGGGTAACACCCGGCCCCCTCCGCGAACCCACTTCATCAACTCGACTTTTGCACCGTACCAGACACGTGCATTAATTTTCCGGCGCAAGGTTGAGGTTTGTAAACGACCCGCGCCAAGATTGTAAACAAAGTCCACAGCCGCATTAAAACGCCCCCAGTTGTTATTCACCACAGCTTCTGGTAGCAAGGCAGGGCAAAGACGATTAACCGCACTAGCGCACCGTTTAAGCTCTGCAATTAACAGTTCCTCCGCTTGGCTTTCAGTGATCTCAATATCTTGCATGGTGATACGCTGCCCGTTTAGATATCGAGTCGACCCATATCCAATAGTGACCACACCAGCCGGGCACAGGTAAGGACGCGAGCGAAACCCTTCAAAATGCTTACAAAGCGCAGTCGCTGTGGTTATATTCATCTTCATCACTCTCAAGTTGTTGGAGCATGCCAAGTAATTTTCGATTATTGAAAACCAACTGTTCATTGATTTTCAACAATCGTTCGTTTTGCCGTGTAAGGTTCCAGACCAGCAGCCAAACCAAAACGTAAGCGACAGCTAGGATAACCAATTCGCCATTCATGACAAATTCCGTTTCTCAAATGTGCGATTCAGAAAGAAGTAGTTCACAACGCCCGAGAACAGTGCCATATCATCTGGTGTAAACACCCACCCGGCTGAGTAGCGAGAACATGCGTAAAGTACCAACAGACTGTATGTAAGCACTGGGCGCACGCTTGCTGACAGTGAAGCAACCCAACCCCCTGCGACTTTGACCATTTCAGTTTGCTGTTTAATCGCTTCACCAAAAGCAGCCATAGCCCCGACATCCAAGCCGAGATCGCGCTGAGCACCAATTTCTTCTAGTTTGATCTGCCCTCTCACTTTTTCAAGTTCGCACTGCCGATCAAACATTGCCAGTTCATGCGCACGTTCGTTCTTCTGGTCCAAAAACTTCATCACTTCCGGTGCAAGTCGTCCAAGCAACCCAAGCACACCACCTAACACCCCGCCACCTAGCAATTCAATCATCATGCACCTCCGCACCTTTAATAAATTCTACCTGCACTTTACAGTTAGTACAAACAGCGGTTCCATCGTTTATTAGATGGAATAGTTTTGAACCACAGTCGAAACATTTAAACCGCTCTAGACCAACAAAATCAACATGGATAACTTCGCATTCTGTTGTATTTTTACAAAGACGTTCGCTTGGTTTAAAATCTACATGCACAACTTCACCCATTATTTCCATCCTCTCGACGCAAAGTAACCAGCTAATATCAAAATCGCCGCTAAGCACACCCGGCGAACCCACCCCAGCACGCCTCGTCCGATTGCTAACTCTAATTGCGTCTGGAGTACCCGAGTCGTTTCGCTTGCAATTGTAGGTGCGGCTTCCTTGATCGCATCTGTCATGGCTTCGCGCATAGCTTCGCGCATAGCTTCGATATCATCGTCTGAAAAAACTCGGTGGTTTGTCATATGCACCCCTAGAACAATTCAAAAAACCCGATAATGAGAGCCATAATAGCTAACAGAATCAGGATAATGGTTAACCAATCGTATTTACCTAGTTTCATTTCCGCATCCTCCTCAAGGTGCCGCTACCCCTGATAGTGCTAAAGTTGGGCCAACACTATCCCACCCGCTCCATGTCATTTTAACTGTACCGTTATAATAACAGGGCTCCGGAGTTGCTCCTCCTACCGAAGGAGTTAACAAGACGCTTGTATTAGCCGCAACCCCAGCGTCCGCAAGTGATAATGCTGCGGAATTTATCTGGTTTGCAGCAGCATTAATTGAGTTTTTTGCGTCAGTTGTTTCAGACGCTGTGCCGTAGGTTCTTGTTCCGTTGTTTGTCGTTTGCATTGCTACAGCACCTTTGTACCTAGCCACACTCTTAGTATTTGACGCTGCGGACTGTGAGCTGATCATTCCATCAAGTTCCACGATGACACTTGCTGCTGCTGCACCTGAAACGATAGTTGGCATGATTATCTTAACCATTTCTGATGCGCCGGAAGACCCAATATCATAATTTTGTAATGATATTTTTTGCGTCTTATGACCGAACAAATACGTCCAACCATCTCCGTAGAAATCAACATCTTTGAATAAAGGATTCCAAACCAAGTTCTCGTTCAGCCCTGTTTTTCCGACAGTGTGGTTTGTCTTGATTGTTGTCTCTCTGATGTAGCAACTGATTTTCTCCGTTGTCGAGCTAGGTGTAACGGATAGGATGTTTCTACTTAACCCCGTTGCATCATTACTGTGTAGTTTAATCTCACAACGATCAATGATTCCCTCGCCACCTCTATCGAGTTTGATCATTGGGGCTGATGTTGTTTGTATTGGCCCGAATACAATATCAAGTTTGCTACTCATCAAAGTACCAGTCACTTGAATTGTAGATGTTTGCTCAATTGTCCCACCAATCTCAACACCTGTACATGACGACATAAATCTCAATGCCACATCTGTAAGTGCCCCTGATATACCTTCTACACCCAAGTATAACGCGGGGGCTTTGAAGCTATTAACTCCCAGCAAGACAAGCGCGATGGATTTTTTGTTTACCGAACAGATAAAATTCTCACCCGTGAAGGTGTTTACCCCGCAGGAGTGCGATGATGCTTGTGTTTGCAACGGGTATGCGTAAGCAGTGAACGGTGAGCCTACTTGGGTTGTAAATACAGCCCCAACATTGCCAACAAAATAACAAGAATCGTAAGTGTTTTCTTCCGCCCCGAAATTCCAAAGGGCGATTGTACCAGCACCACCGTTTGCCGTCATATCGTCGCCGAGTGAAACAAGCACCCTGCTATATTTTTGATTTTGCGTTTGTTGGAGTGCTGAGGCAAGACCTTGATAAATCCCGACTTTTGAACTGTTTGTGCTTCCGATTGTCAACATTAAATCATCAATATCGAGCCATTGGCTACCTGTGGTGTCAACAATTGCTTTGGCCCCCGTTTCCCCAAGGATTCTGCATCCGTACATACTAGACCCAACAAGCCTTAAACCATCACGTTGCAGTGTGCCACCTACTCGACTGTTCGAACAGTTTAGAGTATTTGTGATTCGATACCCTACCGCAGGGGATGGAAAATAAACGGTCCCAGCTTTTTTAGTTGTTGAACCGACTAACGGGCAGACGTAATCAATTGCGGCTTGGATTTGTAAAGTGTCGTCCGTAGTCCCGTCCCCTTTTGCCCCCCACTGTAATACGTTAGCAATTGATGATTTTGGTAGTTTCCACCGGGCACCGTCAGTAGCAACAATCACAGAACCGCCGTTGTCCGAGCTTGTGACGTCTGATGGGTCATAGTAGTACTGTCCTCCACCTCCATCCCCAATTGCATAATATCCACGTGTCGAAGCTCGTTTATATGTTGCATAACTCAAATTCCGCAATGCGCTTATAGTATCAACAACCTTTTCAACATTCGTTCCAAAAACGAGAGAATCAAGATTAATTTCATCTGACGTTAGCCGTGTCAAAATCAAACTTGTGTTTTTGTTTCGTACTGTGATTGAAAATGTTGAACTAGAAACGTAAATAGCAGCAGGGGAGCCGGATGAATAAATCATCCCACCTGATGTTCTCAACGGCTGAGCAATTGGCTGGGTCAGTGCAGAGTCAAGATAAACTTGGACCGGATTTGTTTCCGGATTCATCCCGGCAACTCCAATATACACATACCCATTCTCAAGTGGGCGCCCATCAACATCATTGAAAACGGGGACTTGGTTGACAACTTTTGTCATTGTTTTTCTCCTAGTGCTTTTGCCACTTTGGCTTTCAGTTTTCTATCTTTGATTGAGGTCACAACCCATTTCCCCGCCGTGGCTAACGGCACAGGCACACCAACGCTACCGGAAATAGCCGTGTCCATTAAGCCAGCCAAAACCGTAGCAGTGTTGCTCGTGTTCACTGTTCCTGCGGGGCTAGTAAGCACATCCTTGGCGACGTCTTTCACTGTTCTCAGCATTTCAGCGCCCTTTTTCCCGAAAACAAAATCAAGTTTCCCAGACTTGTCAAGGTTGCTTATTACCCGGTCTAATTGTGCCGGGGACAATACACGGTTCCCCGCTTGGTCAGGGGCAACATTTTTCAATGCTTCATCTTTAATGTGTTGCAATACCCCGCCTTGGATGTCCCTCCAAGCTTGTTGACCTGCTTCTCCTTCTGTTTGTAGCAGCCTTCGAACTTGGCGGACGGAATCAAGCGTGGCCGATTGACTTAATACTGACCTATCGAGGACATGCTCTAGTGCAAGCTGTCTGTCTGATGCCCCGCGTTTGGTGTTTAATAACTGCTTTGCAATTGTTATGTTCTCGTAATTTTGAGCGTATCTTGCTCTAGCTGCGCGAGCGGCTTTGTAAACGTCTCCACCTGCGTTTTCTGTCGCTTGATCAATCAAACCTTTTAATTCAGACGCAAATCGAATGTTAGTTGGTTCGGCGTTTGTTGCCGCGTTAATTGATCGACGGTAAAGTTCAACATTTTTCAATGTGCTTGGCTGCGGAATCAATTCTCCGGAAGGGCCTTCTTTGAAAATCCCGAGCTGCAATCCTTTCGATTTTGCAAACGGTATCACGTTGGCCACAGAACCTTCTGGGGCGTTTTCGGTCAGGAATTTGGCAATCTCTGGCACAACAACAGGCGCAGACATTTCCCCCGCTTTCTCGGCGTCTTTGTACAGCGTGCGAATTTCTGCCTTGTCCCTCGCTGCTCTTGTTCTGAGTGCCTTATCTACTGATTCGCCTATCCCTCGTAAGCTCGCGGCCTCTGCACCAGACTGATCAATAAACGCATCAAAGTTTTGCTGCAATTGCCGATTTTGCTCAACGAATCGATCTCGCAATGGAGCTCCGGTTTCTGGAATTTTTGCGGTCTCACGTTCAAAACGCTGCTGCTCAAAAGTTCGGGTTTTCTGGCCTTCCGTCAATTTGATAGGGACAGGTAGCTCATCAGCTTTTGCTTGCCGTAGTGTCGCCATATCAACGCCAGCAGACCCACCAGAAGCCGCAGTTCCAGCCGTTGGCTTTGTTTGCGTCATTGATTCCGGTAGCACCGATTGAATTTTTTCAGCAAGCGGAGCAACCGTTTTTTTTGTTGCTTCCATTGCTGTTTTGGTGACGGCTTGAGCGGCTGGGGCAACAATTGGTGCCGCCCCTTTCGATGCTGCGCTTATGGCTGCGGTCTCAGCAGCCAGTGGCGCAATAGGGAGTGCCACGTTACTCAGCACCTCCCCGGCCTTCCCTGCCATCTCCTGCCCTGTTTGCGTTCTTGGGGCATACGTTAAGGCTTGCGCACCTTGCATAGCCGAATTTTCAACCATGCGTAGGGCTTCTTGCGTCCCAAATTTCCCAGCAAGTATCTGCTCCGCCATCCCCTTAAGAGTCCCGCCGATCATTCCAAGCGACCCGCCAACAGCGCCAGTTCCAACAGTCAAAGCAGCCTCCCCAGCTCCGACCACTTTATCAGCAAGAGTTTGTTCTGGTTGTTGTGGTGTTGTCCCCGGAACTTGCACATCCGGTATTTGGTTCACAATGTCTTTCCGCGCATCAGACACAAGCACCGCCAAACGCCGAGCGTCCTCCATGTTTCCCGCTTTGTCTGCTGCCATTAGGGCCGCTTCTAATTGTTGGAGTGTTGCCATCATTGCACCCCGTATTTTTTAAGTAGCGAATCAACGTCACCACCCTGAGTCTTGACGTCTGGGGTGTCTGGTATCGTGTCGGGCATACCGTAGAGAGTCGATAAATTTTGGCGTGCTTTAAAAATGATACGCTGGGCTTCTTTCACGTTTTTTGTTAATTGCCCGGCTGATTGTTTTAAGCTCAAATTCTGCAAAGCAGACTGTAACTTTTCGCCCTCTGCGTTGGACAATGCACCCATACCCTTCAAAGCCCCAACTTGTGATAGGAACGATTGAGACGAAAGATTTTCTACAAGTGCTTCGAAGTCCGCTGTTGATTGGCTCGTGGTTGGCAGTCTAGATGATATTGGACCTGTCGCAGAATCAATAACCCCCGCAGGGGTCTGTAAAATCCTGTCAGCCGTATTGAGCATGTTGTCCATATTCGCTCGGGTTGTAGTGACGTCGGCAATTTGCCCCCGAACTTTCTCGTCTCTCGCGGAAATAGCTTCTTGCACTTTAAGTTGCAGTTCTTGCCTTTTCAGTGCATTCCCCTCGCGGTTCGCCGCTGCGTTCATCGCTGCAATTCGGTTGTTTTCTTTTGCGATCTTAATATCCTCTTGGATTTTTGTAATGTCCCAGCCTTTTTTCTGGAGGTCCATCACAGCATCGGACTCCGCAAACTTTGCAGCTACAGCGGCCTTTTGCGCGTCTGCTTGGGCTTTTGTCATGTCAGCCGGGTGTAAATCCTCCGCTCTGCGGTCAGCTTGCAATTTGCTAAAGGTCTCACTGAATTTATCGGGGCCCATCGATGCAGCCAAGAACAATCCTGTAGTTACTTTTGCTTGCTCTGGGTTTATGTCGATCATCTTCGATAAAACATTTAACCCCTCAGCATCTTTATCATTCCCCGAATTTTTGTAAGCGTTTGCTTGGTCGGATAATAATTTTTTAGTTAATTCATAATCGCCTGTATTCATTGCTGAATAAATCTCAGACGCTTGCGAAATCTTCGATTTTTGTTGCTCGCTGCTTAGCGTGTCGTAGGAACGTTTCAGTTGCTCGCTAAGCTGCGGGTATTTAACCATCATGGATGAAATAGCCGCGGGCGTCGGGTTGGCCGATAAAGCCGACATATCAGCTTGCATTGCCCGTTGTTGATCTTGTTGTGTTTTTAATTGCTCAATTTTTAATCTTGACGCTTCTTGGTTCAGCCTCATCTCGGATAGTTTCGCCGCGTTCTCGGCACCAGCCATAAAAGACGCCATCCCTCCGCCGTTAGCGTTTGGGTTTGCAGGTGTAATTGTGTAATTGTATGGTTCAGCCATTTAAAATTTCCCCCCTCCACCACCGAAAAAGCCAAGTACACCTTGGACCCCACTACCATACGCACCATATTTATTTGATGCATTTTGCCCGTGTGCCATTGCATTACCTGCTTGTGCTTGCCCTATTTGGCCTAGCAAGCCAGCGACATTAGTTCCGGTTTGCATCCCCGCCGCTGCCTGACCAGCCGCAGCAGCTTGACCGAGTTGAGAGAGT